TTCCGCTGCGACGACGACGACCTGTTCGACCCGACGCACTTCGAGGTCATTGCCGCCCACCTCGGCGATCAGGCCGACATCATCTACACCTGGCCCCGGGTCCGGCCCGCCGGTCACCTCGAGGACGAGCGTGCGCTGCAGCGGATCTACCCGCTCAAGACGCTCGTGGACGCCAACTGGATCGCCTCCGCCGCTGCTGTGCGGGTGTCGGTGTGGCGCGAGCTCGGCGGCTACGCCGACGTGCACAACGAGGACCACGACCTCTGGAAGCGGGCCTACCAAGCCGGCGCCCGGTTCCGCTGCGTGCCTGAGGTGACCTGGACCTACCGACTCGGCGACTGGCCGCACCGCTGCCTGGAGGACGCGTGAGCATCACGAACGGCTACCTCACCGTCGCCGAGGCCACGGCCTACACCGGCAAGACGACGTCGGCCGACCCGACGATCCTCGAGGACATCATCACCGCCTGCTCCCGCATGGTCGACCGCTACTGCGGCCGGCACTTCTTTCAGGTGGCGGCGACCGCTCGGATCTTCGACGCCACGACGCCGTACCGGCTCGAGCTCGGCCCGTTCAACGACCTGGTCACGCTGACCACGCTGAAGTCGGACGACGATGGTTCCGGCACCTACGAGGTCACCTACTCGGCGAGCCAGTACCAGCTCGCCCCTCCCGGTGCGACGACCCGTGCGCCGCTCGCCGTGCCGTACACCAGCATCGAGCTGCTGTCGGGCTACACCTTCCCGAGTGACGTGCCGAGCGGGCGCCGTGGGTTGATCGAGGTCACCGGCACCTGGGGCTGGCCGACCGCCGTGCCGACCGAGGTCAAGCAGGCGACCCGCGTGCTCGTCGCCGAGGTGGCGAAGCTGCAGGACGCACCCTTCGGCGTGCTCGGTAACGACCTGACCGGCGTGCAGTACGCACCCCGCCAGATGCCCAACGCAGCGAAGCGACTGCTGCAGCCCTTCGTTCATCCGTCCCATGTGGGGATCGGGTGAGCACGAACGCCACCATCCGCCGCAGCCTGTACGACACGCTGAACGACGGGCTCACCGGCGTCAACGTCTACGAGTACCCGGTCGACAACGTGCAGCCGCCGTGTGTGGTGATCACGAACCTGGAGTCGGAGATCACGACGTTCGACGGTGGCCGCACTGTCGGTGCGACCGTGCTGGTGCTGGAGTCGCACAACGTCACCGATCAGATGGCCCGAGTCGATGACCTGGTCGACCCCAACGTCACCGGCTCCGTGCCCGACCTCATCGCCGACCAGGCCGACCTGTCGCTCGGTGTGCGCACCATCGGCACGATCGGCCTGTACGAGTACGCCGGCGTCGCCTACTACGGCTCCGCAGTCGTGCTGGAGCTCATCGACTGATGGGCGTCTCCAAGTCGCCCGCCGAGCTCGCCGCCAAGCTCGAGAAGGTCAGCACCGTCATCTCCGGTGAAAACCGGCCCGCGGTTGAGGCGGCGGCGATGGCGTACAAGACGGCGGTGCTGCGCACCGGCGCACGCGACACCGGCGGCGACCTCCGCCTGTCCCGCTGGGGTCGTAACGGGCTGAAGCTCAACGCCGGCTACGACATCGACGGCCGTGGCCCCAAGGTCACGGCGACGGTCAACCCTCGCCCGATGGGTCCGTGGAAGGTGCTCGAGTACGGCGCGAAGGCGCACGTGATCGCCGCTGGGTTGACCCGTCGACAGGGTCAGGCGCTGGTGCTGTTCGACGTGATGGCCGGCGGTCGTGGCGATTACGACCTCGGTGCACTGACGTCGATTGCTCGGGGCAACCGCAACAACCGTCGCACCGGCCGCAACCACAAGGCTCGCGCCCTGACCATCGGGTCCAACCTGCGGGCCTACGCCCGCCACCCCGGCACTCGCGGCAAGCAGACGTGGTCCGAGGGGTTCCGTAACGGCACCCGCCCCGCATCGGCGTCGTATGCGACGAGGCAGTGGTCGGCCATCGGCGAGGTGTTCCGTTGAGAATCCTCATGGTGGAACCAGGGCCGGCGTTCTCTGTGGCGGACGTCCACCAAGGCTGGCGCACCGCCTTCGGCCAGCTCGGCCACCAGGTCGTCAACTACAACCTGTCAGACCGGCTGACGTTCTACTCATCGGCGCACATCGAAGCCGCCGACGGCAGCTACGAGCGTGCTGTCGACAACGACACCGCCAAGCTGCTCGCCATGCAAGGCGTGTGGGAAGCGGCCATGCGGTTCTGGCCGCAGGTCGTGTTCATCACGTCGGGGTTCTACGTGCCGAGCGGCATGATGGACGTGCTGCGCAGCCGTGGCATGAAGGTCGTGGTAATGCACACCGAGTCGCCCTACGAGGACGACCGGCAGCTGCAGCTCGCGCCACACGCCGACGTCAACGTGGTCAACGACCCGACCAACCTGGACACGTTCCAGATGGTCGCACCCAACTCGGTGTACCTGCCGCACAGCTACGACCCGGCCATACATCACCCAGGTACAGCACACGACGACCTCCGCTCAGACGTGTGCTTCGTCGGCACCGGCTACCCGTCTCGCATCGAGTTTCTCGAGAAGGTCGACTGGTCGGGGCTCGACGTCATCCTCGCCGGCAACTGGCAGGCGCTGGATGAGTTCTCGCCGCTGCGCAAGTTCGTGATCCACGACATCGACGAGTGCTGGCCCAACGACCAGACCGCCGACCTGTACCGCTCCACAAAGTGCAGCTTCAACCTGTACCGCCGTGAGGCCAACATGCCCTCGCTGGCCGAGGGCTACAGCATGGGTCCTCGCGAGGTCGAGCTCAGCGCCGTCGGGTGCTTCTGGCTGCGTGACCCGCGACCGGAGTCCGACGAGGTGTTCTGGATGCTGCCGTCGTTCACGACGCCGCAGGAGCTGGGTGACCAGTTGCGCTACTGGTGCTCGCACGACACCGAGCGGCGGGACGCCGCCCGTGCCGCTCGTCTGGCTGTCGCCGACTGGACGTTCCAGCGGCGAGCCGAACAGCTCCTCGAGCTGATCTAAGTCCGCATCCGAGCCGCCGTCACTCGGGTTCACGTTCTCCGGCCGCGGGCCGGGTGACACACCAACCCTGATGAACCTGGAGGTTCTGACATGGCCCGTAAGCACGGTCGCACCGGCCGGCTCTACGCCGACTTCTCCGCCAATGGTGGCGCTGCCGCCACCCCGATCGCATCGCTGCGCCAGTGGTCGATCGACTTCTCCACCGACAAGGTCGACGCGACCTGCTTCGGCGACACGAACAAGCAGTACCTCGCCGGCCTGCCGGACTCGTCCGGCACCTTCGCTGGCCTGTACGACGACAGCACCGCCTCGGCCTACGCCGCTGCGATCGACAACGGCGCCAACAACGCTCGGCGGTTCTACCTGTACCCCGACACCAACGACACCGGCAACTACTGGTTCGGGCTCGGCCTGTTCGACGCCTCCTACTCGGCCGCGGTCGACGGTGCGATCGAGCTGTCCGGCAACTGGGCAGCGTCCTCGAACATCATCGGCGTCGGGATCTCCTGATGCCCTTCGCCGTCAACACGCCCGGCGGGCAGGTCCAGCTCATGGACCTGCCCCTCGAGGTGCTCGAACAGCTCGAGGCCGACACCGGTCGACGGTGGGCGCAGTTGCTTTCCGCCCCCGGCTACGACGCCAAGTCGATCCGCTGCATCTACGCCGCCTGCTGTGCACAGAAGGGTGTCGAGCCGCAGCCGCTCACCCCACGGGACCTTGTCGAAGGTGACGACCGTGTGATCGTCGAGGTTCCCGACGACATGCCCACGTCGTACACCGACGGCCTGCCCGACCCAAAAGCGGAGGCCGAGACGGAGACGCCTGGGTGATCTGGGCGGCCCGCCGCTACGGCTGGACACCCGATCAGACCCGCCGCCTGTCTCCGCGCGACCTGCGCTTACTGAACGACTCGGAAGGTTGACCGTTGGCACTGAATGAGCGCCTGCAAATCCTGGTCACCGCCGACGGCAAGGGCGCCGTCAACGAGTTCTCCCGCATCGGCGCCAGCGCCGAGAAGGAGTTGGGTCGCGCCGACGATCGCATCCAGCGGATGTCGTCGGGGCTCATCGCGAATGGGACACAGATTGCACTCGCCGGCGGTATTGCTACCGCCGGCGTTTTTGCGTTGGCCAAGGCGGCAGGCGACTACGAGGAAGCGGCGTCGGCTGCGGGTGTCATCTTCGGTGACTCGGCCGAGGACATCGAGCAGTTCGGCAAGTCGGCGATCGACACCGCCGGCCTGTCGCGCCGTGCCGCTGTCGAAGCGTCCAACACCTTCGGTGCGTTCGGCAAGGCGGCGAACCTGACCGGCGACGACCTCGCCGAGTTCTCCACCGACCTCACCCAGCTCGCCGGCGACCTGGCGTCG